CTGGCAGGACGTGCGCTGGGTGGCCCGTCGGGTCTTCATGACCCGGGAGGAGCTTTGCGAGCGGTTCGGCGACAGGATCGGCAAGGAAATCCCGGTCACCAAGGGCCGGAGCAAGGGTGACGCCCTGGGCGTCAGGAACGACCCCTGGGAGAAGGCGGCCGTCTTCGAGATTTGGGACAAGCAGACGAAGTGCGCCTACTGGCACGTCCTGGGCTTCCACCTGATCTGCGACTACAAGCCCGACCCGCTGAAGCTGAAGACGTTCTTCCCCTGCCCGCAGCCGCTGATGGCGAACCTGACGACCACGGCCTTCCTGCCGAGGGCCGACTACCTGCTGGCCCAGGACCAGTACCAGCAGATCGATGAACTGACGACCCGGATCAAGTACCTCACCAAGGCGTGCAAGGTGGTCGGGGTCTACGACAAGAACAGCACCCCCATCGGCCGGGTCTTCACCGAGGGCATGGAGAACCAGATGATCCCGGTGGACAACTGGGCCGCCTTCGCCGAGAAGGGCGGGCTGAAGGGCCAGATGGACTTCGTCCCCATCGAGATCATCGCCAGCGTGATCGAGAGTCTCACGGGGCAGCGGGACATCATCAAGGGCAACCTCTACGAGGTGCTGGGCATCGGCGACATCATGCGCGGCATGACCGACCCCGACGAGACCCTCGGCGCGCAGCAACTGAAGGCGCAGTTCGGCGGCAACCGCCTCCAGTTTAAACAGCAGGCCATTGGAGCCTGGGTCGCCAGCGGGCAGCGGATCAAGGCGCAGATCATCTGCGACCGCTTCCAGCCGCAGACGATCATGGACCGGTCGAACATCATGCACAGCCCGGATGCGCCGCTGGCCCAGGACGCCGTGGGCTTCCTGAAGAGCCCCGACAACACCAAGTTCTACCGGATCAGCGTCGAGGCGGAAACGATGGCGATGGTCGACTGGGCTCAGGAGCGCGATTCGCGCACCCAGTTCATGCAGGCCGTCGGCTCCTTCGTCCAGTCGATCACGCCCCTCATCCAGACGAGCCCCGAGGCCGCGCCCGTCGTCATGCAGATGCTGAAGTGGGGTCTGGGCGGGTTCCGGGTCTCCAAGGAGATCGAAACCGTCCTCGACGCCGCCATCGCCGCCGCCAGCCAAGCGGACAAGGGCCAGCAGGAGCCCAGCCCGCAGGAGAAGGCCGACGTGGCGAAGACCGAGTCGGAAGCGACCAAGAACAAGACCCAGTCTGTCAAGAACCTCGCCCAGGCCGGGATGCACCATATCCAGGCCGCCGCCCACGGTGCCCAGGCGCTCCTGGGCGGGCTCAACGGCGAGCCGCCCCAGGGTCCCGGCGGGATGGCGATGCAGCCCCCGCCGCACACCGCACCGCTCAGCCCCGCGCCCATGCAGGGCGCACCCATCCAGTAGGAGGACGACATGAGCAAGACCAAGGATACAACCACGGAAGTGGACCCGGTCCAGGCGAAGTACGAGGCCGAGGCGCTGGCCGAGCAGGCCAAGCTCGACAAGGCCGCCAAGGCGAAGGGCGAGGCTTACTCCGAGCCTGCGGCCGACGCCGTGGAGCCCTACGAGGGGATGCCCCAGCGGTTCCTGACCGGCGGTGCGACGGCGGCCGAGAAGGAAGCCTGGGTCGCCGAGAACGGCGGCGTCGACCCGACGCAGCCCGTCGGCGAGGTCGCCCCCGGGGATGCAGCGCCGAAGGCGGAAGGCGATGTCGCGCCTGAGTGACCTCCTGCGCGAGGCAGGGACCGAGGCCGGGGGGCAACTCGACGCCACCGGCCAGTTGCTGCTGGGCATGGTCAAGCAGCCCGTGGCTGGCCTGACGGGGGCCAGCACCGGCCTGTGGGACCTCGCCCGGGGCAAGGGCACCGACGCCGCCCTGAAGAGCGCCGTCGACCAGATCGACCGTGTAAACGCCTGGGGCGGCCCGGTCACCGAGCGGGGAGCCCAGCGCCTGGGCGAGCTTGGCGAGACCATGCACAGTGCTGGAGACTGGGCGACCAAGAACATCCCCGGCGTGCAGCAGGCGGGCGAGGGTTGGGACAAGTACTCGGCAGCGAACCCGGCCACGGCGGCGCTCTCGGTCGGGCTGCTGGAAGCCGCGCCTGGGCCGGGCAAGGCCAAGGCCGGGATGCGTGCCGCCGAGCAGGCGACGACGGCCGCAGCAGGCCGTGCGGCGCTGCTGCGGGAGGGTCTGAACCCCGAGAGCGCCACCAAGGCCGCCGTCGAGGCCGCAGGGCGGCCGAAGAGCATCGCCACGGTGGCCGACCCCAAGCGGGTCTCCTACCCGGGGGTGTACGACAACCCCAGGGAGCTTGTGGCTCGGGCGAAGGTCGCGCCCGAGGACCCGATCATGAAGCAACTGTTCGGGGTGGACCGGGGCGATCTGCTGGGCATCTCCGAGGGCGGCGGGCGGCAGGGGACCACCGCCGAGCGGCCGTACTTCGCCAGCGAGCGCGGCAAGCCCAACGAGGCCGCCCTGGCGGTCTCCAACCCCAAGAACATCCAGAGGCTTCAGGACATCACCCAGGAGGGGCTGAACCGGCCCGATCTGGCGACCGGGATGCTGCCCTGGTACGTCATGGACCCGATGTACCAGCACTACGTCCGCTTGTGGGGTCCCGAGCGTGCGGCCCAGGAATTCGAGCGTTTCAACAACTTCACCGGGATGGCGAGCCCGAGCAGCGAGGTGCTGACCGAGCTTCGCCGTGGCAGCGCCGCCAACAGGCTGCACGGCGAGGGCCGGTGGGATGACTTCGTGAAGTACGGAGGGATGCCCTACCCGACCCGGGTGGAGCTTCTGAGGCAGGGCCAGTTCCCCGAGGACATGATGCACATCCCCGGGCACATGAACCACAAGACGGCCCACGTCAAGCCGATGACGACGATGATCGAGAACAACATGACGCCCGACATGGGCAGCGCCAAGGTGCCCAGCTACATTGGAGCCTCAGGCGTGCCAGAGACCGGGTTCCAGACCGCGCACCCCATCGGCGATGCCCACTTCTCCCGCATCGTCGGCCTGCCCGACACCCGCAACTGGACCAGCACCAAGGGGGTGACCGACGTGCCCCGGGCCAGCGCCACCATCCCCGAGATGAAGATCGTGGGCGACATGTTCCGCGAGAAGGTGGCCGAGCCCGCTGGCCTGAGCGGCGTCGGCGGCCAGGGGCTGGTCTGGGGTGCCGGGTCGCACGCCACGGGCGTGACCTCGCCCATCGGCGCACCCAAGCTGGAACTGATCTCGCAACTGATCGCCCGCACCGCCAAGCGGCTGAACATCAGCCCCGAGCAGGCACGCGACTTGGTGATCACCCGCAAGGCCGACCTGGGACGCGCCACCCCCGAGGCGATGGCCGCAGCAGCGGCCGCTGGCGCAGGCGGCACGGCTATGGTGCGGGCGCTCCGCGACGACCAAGGAGAGCAGTGATGCCAAGCTCGACACCCAAGCAAGCCCGGTTCATGGCTGCTGTAGCCCACGGCTGGAAACCTGATAAGGTCCAGACCCCGCCGGTCAAGGTCGCCAAGGAATTCAACGCCGCCGACACCGGCACCAAGATGCTCAAGCAGCGTGCCCTGGCGAAGCAACTCCGGGGTGCCGAGGGGCCAATGTTCGCCAAGAAGGGCGACGAGATCGGAAACGTCTGATGCCGACCTACTCCTTCATCTGCGAGAAGTGCCAGAGGACCGACGAGGTCTACCGGCCGATCAGCGAGCATGTCGCCAACCCCCGGCCGTACTTCTGCTGCCAGACCCCGATGGAGCGGTGGTTCCCGCCCTCGGGTTTAAACGCCCAGGACAACGTCCTGGCGGGCGACCGGAGCTACGACGGCCTCAGGGCCACCGACGGCACCGACATCTCCAGCCGGTCGAAGCACCGGGAGTACATGCACCGGCACGGCCTGACGACGGCCGACGACTACAAGGAGACCTGGGCGAAGGCCGTGAAAGACCGGGAAGCCTACCGACGCGGCGAGAGCGGCGGTGCAATTACCCGTAACGATATTGCGGAAGCTTGGCACCGCATCCACGGGAGCTAGACATGGATTTGACCGCCTTGGTGACCGTTCTGCTCGTTCTGGCCGTCATCGGCCTGATCGTCTACCTGATCACCACCTACATCCCGATGCCGCCGCCCTTCAAGATCGTGATCTACGCCGTGGCGGCCATCGCCCTGATCCTCTGGCTGCTGAAGTCCTTCCCTCTCAAGTTCTAGGCTACAGCCTCTTTCCCGCTCGTAAACCACACAAGGAAAATTCTCATGGCAGACCTCGATACCGGCGCAGCCGAAGCTCCCGACGACGGCCCCGACCTCCGCTCCAGCATCGAGAGCGCCATCGAGACCCATGACGAGGGGGGCGAGAAGAGCGAAACCG